CTCGAACTCGCAACATGGTATTTTTAGGCTTATCTTTGAATTGTTCTTTTCGTGCAAGCAATTTGCTCACCTCCTTTTTTGTTGCTACAATGTCATTATATAACTTCGTAGCAACAAAGTCAAGAGGTTTTTTGAAAAAAATTAAAAATAAGAAAAGCACTTAGATTTCTCTAGGTGCTTTGGTAATTGTTAATAAGCAAATTCAAGTTTGGGTTTAATTTCAAAGGTATCATAAAGTTACCTTGCATATTCGTAACCTAATTTACCTTTAATACGATTAAACGTTTCCAAAATGTGACTGGGGGTATCCGCTTGAAATACAAATCTAGGAGTTTCATCATCTGGGTAACTGGATTTTACCCATGGATAAATCTCTGTATAGAATTGCATTGTTTCTTTACTAGGTAGCGCCATTACTTCCATTTCAGTACCTCCTTAACTTTTTGTAACAATATTTTATCTGGCGTGTCTTCAGCTAAAACACCGACTTCAGCTACTAATTCATTGATATTATTTTTCTCAAAAGCAGCTAACGCATCAATACTAATTCTATGAAGATACATCATATCAAGGTTTTGTTGTGTTTTCACATACGACACCAACGGAGCATTTAATGCTTTCATTGCTTCTTCAAGGTTATTATACCTCTTTTTATTCTTTTTGTAAAACACTTTTGCAGAATCCCAATGTTTTTTATGGGTCAACTCATGCTTTAAAATACCGGTAAGGTCATTTGAAGCAAAGTAGTCATCTGACAACAGGTTTTGAATCTGCTCTTTTGAATGCAAAATATCACTAACAAAAAGAATATTTTGTTCTTGATTATATCCTGCAAAAGCGTTCAATCGACTATGTTTCACAATGACAATTTTGGGCACGTCAAAGTCAGATAAATCTTTCAAACTCTCATGAACGTTTCGCATGGTATCCCTAATTTTCTTAGTGTTGTCTTGTAACCAAAAATCATAACCCGTCCCATGAACTTGTTTAGCGCTGACCCGAATCCTATCACCGACTACGAATTGTTGTGATTTCGCCATTAAATCAATTGAACTCATATCCTGATTATACATCTTTTCCCCATCTTTCGCAACATACTTGCTATACCACTCTTTATAACTCATATCAGCAGGTACTAGCTCGGTCTTACCTGTCACTGGATTCCTTGCCCTGCGCTTCAGCTTGCTGTAGTCTGCGTCCTCATCGTATCCGACAGTAGTAGACCTACACCACGGATGCATAGGCGGACAATTGACTCCAGGGACAGCCTTATCCCTATCATAGACTTGATTATCATGTTCCTGACAAATGCGTGAGGTACGCTTGTCTAAGACGGCCACAAAGATATACTTCTCTATATCCGCTTCCTCATAGCTGAGTAGTTCCATTTGGTTATGAAAAAAGGCTGATTCTGTCCGAACCAAACGCCTTGCATCGTTCTGACCTACGTTGAACCTCTCAGCGATTGCTTGTGCAGTTTCTCGTGTATCTCGGCCTGTCATGAGGCTTATGAGTAGTTCATCTTTTATGCTAGAAGTAAGCTTCCCCGTATTCTTCCAGATGTCTGTGGAATACGTGCTTCCGTCTCCTACCCAACTAAAAGACTGTAGATGTTTAATCTCGCTCTCAGGAAGCCCAGAAAAGCCGTATGCTAGCCCTGTCTGCTGTTGCAGGTCAAAGGTAGCCTTGTAGTAACTATCCTTCATAAAGTCGCTATAAAAGACGTCTGAGCCCGTCTTCTCTGAATGATAGATAGATTCACGCATACGATCTAAATCGTCGCTCAAACGCTCTAAACGCTTCATACGGAAAGAATAAGCCGGACTATCTAAGTCAGCCAGTAGTCTTTGGATGTTCGGGTCATTCGGTCTCGCTTCAAGCACCTTACGAAGTTCATTCAGGTCTTTCTTGTCTTTCATGTTCTTCAAGACTTGTCTAGCATCTACCTGACTTAAACCATAATCACGTTGGAACTTATCAAAAATCTTATTGATTTCCTTATCCAAGTAAATCTTAGCTTCTTGATAGACCTTATCGAACTGGTCTGCCTGCTTTTCGGCCTTGTCCATCTGTTGGTAAATCAGATTGGCTTTCCTCTTCGCCCAATACTCCTGATTCTTCATCCTCTACCTCATCTTCGGGTTTCGTGTTGTCTTGGTTGAACATCGGCATGTCTTCCCTGTTCTTCTTTTTTTCTTTTTCCAACCCTTCCCCTTCAGCGTCAGGATCTTCCACAAACGGTAAGAGAGAAATAAGCTGTCTATTGGTCACCTTACCTTCCAAGTTATTCACAATCTGAGAGATTTCCAGTAAGTTCTTAGGCAAGCCACGGCTGAACTGTGGAACGATTGAATGAGACTCCAGAGCAATCTGCTTCATACCTAGGTAATGAGCAAAGATAGCAATCCGCTGACGCAATCCTCGCTTGTAGTTCGCCTCCTTGGTCTTGGTAATCATCTCAAGGCCCATCAGCTTGAATTCCATGGCTACCCCCGACGTGTTCCCTGCGAAATTCTCATCAGTAAGATTCGGCACATGGCTGAATGTGTAGATGTCCTCTTTCAGAGCTGTGCGCAAGATTTCCGTAGCACTTTCGTCCAGCGTGTTCTTCAAGAACTCAGCTCTTGCACTATCTCCCGGCAACTCCAAAAGACCTTCTTCAGAAAGAATCTTCATCGCTACCTTGGCGTCCTCTGGAGTGTCTGCTAACTGCGTGCCATATAAGACAAGTATAGACTCTACTGCCTGTTCCTTGTCATTGACACGGTTACCCATCAAGGAATTATAAGCGTCTATCAAGCTAATCTGTTGCTCGTAGTCACCAATCGCAAAGTGATTATTGCGATACTCGATAATCGGGATTTGACCAAGGTTGTGGGCTTCTACTTGCTCGTTCTGAGTTGTTCCTGAATCTGTACTTCTCAGCACCATGTGATAGTGCAGATTTTCTGTAAAGACCTCAGCCTGGTACTTAGTAGTATCTTTAGTATCGTCCTTGACTTGATAGTAATAAACTGCAAACAAAGGCTTCCGCTCAATACTATCATCGTAAACCATGAAGGTATTCTCTGGATCAATACTAGTTGAGTCCAACTCAGTCAATCCCTCTTTGGCATAAATGTATTCATAAGCACGGCCATAGATGGCCATGTTCAAAGCATTCTGCGCATCTACTTGGTCAATCTCAGCATCATCAAAAGCTGTAAGTAGTTCATCAATATCACCGTCAGCAGTGTTGTTGTACTTGATAGGATTGCCCATAAAATAGCCTGTAGCTGTGTCTGCGATGTCCTTGGCATGATTAGCTACCGTCTTGTAATTTGGTGCGTTCTCGTTGCGTCTCTTGTGATTTAAGATAGCATGCTCACCCAAGTAGTAGCTTTTAAGCTTCTTCAAACGTGAGCCTTCAGTGCTATGCTTCGTTATCAATTTGTAAATCAGGTCTTTCTTCAAAGAACCCTCATCATATCCATCCCGTGGATAGGTTAAATATTGGTACATGTCTTTCCTCTCTATAGTCCATAATCAGAACGTCTGCGGACGGTTGCTTTCCCACCTTCGATACATTGAAGGCTGTAACGCAAAGCATCCATTAAGTGGTTGTTTTTATCTTCTGGTTTATTCAACCAATTTCCTTCTTTGTCTTGTTGATAACAATAGCTATAAAATTCATCCATGATGTTTTTACAGTCTGGATGCACATAAATAGCGTATCCTTGTAATTTGGACACGCCTGCCATGATACTATCCTTACCTTTACGACTCTCTTTAATTCGGGTTATCCCATGTTCTGACCTTAGTTCCTCAATCAATCGCAATTCAGCACTATCGGCAATGATTTGTGAGCGATGATAACCTTTATCTTTTATCATCTTAGCGACTTCTTTGGTTATCAATCCGACTTTATACGCCTCATCAAAGACATAAATCTCTTTCGTCGTATCGTTTATGAGCGAACAACACAAAGCGGTTGGATCGTGAGTAAAACCAAAGTCAAGACCGATACATAACTTATTAGCTGAATCTTGTAGTAACTCATCCTTATTAAATTCTTTGACAGTCACGTTTTCATAGATTAAGCCTTCAGCAACTCCCCACTCGCCATCACATACGATTCTCGCACGTCTGGGATTCGTATGATACAAATCCTCATAGCGCTTGATATCGACTTCATCCAGCCACTCGTTGCATTTATAAGTGGTTGTAGTAGCGAATGTGTCAGCTCGTCTCGTATCTTCATCAAAGAAGACACGCTTGAGCCAGTGCCTTTCATTCCACGGGTTAAACGTAACCGTAATCTGTTTAAAGAAGTCAGGTACGTCTAAACTACCACGGATTGACTCAACAACCGTACTGAACTTGTCTTCAGTCTCAATTTGGTACGCTTCCTCAAACCAGGCCCAACAAAGGCTACCAACGTCAACTGTAATAGATGTGATTTTAAGTTCATCATCCAGACCACGGAACAGAATCTTTTGCCCAGTCGCTTTTATAGTTATCTCAGGCAAAGACTCATTAAATTTAAACAAATGAGTCACACCTAACACATTACACGCCCATTTAAAATCTGTATAAGTCGATTGTTTATTCGTATTCGAGTATCTACGAATGACAAGCAAGTTAGCCCAAGAATATGCCAAAATACGGATAACATAGTTTAAAACTGTTGACTTTGATTTTTTCGAACCACGAGAACCTTTTACAACACGATAAAGATTTCTTGAACGCCAGAACTCGCCATAACCTCCTCCGACAATCTTAGGCAAATCAACAACAACATCATTTTGTTTAATCTGGTATCTCTGACTCATTCAAAAACACCACCGTTCCAGAAACATCAGCCTCTACCTTGTCTGTCCAAAGCCTATGCCGTTTACCAAGGAGTTCAGCTGCCTTGATTCTATCTTTTGCTCCGACATCAATATCCGTAATCGTTTGACCTAATTCTCCTATGCTTAGCAAGGTCTGTTCTTGCGTCTCTCCTCGCATTACTGATGTTAGATAACTAAGGACCTCTTGCTGATCTGCGATTTTTTCGGAATCAAGTTGTTTCAGTCGTTCATCTATATAGCTTTTAATCTTAGGATTCTTTAGTAACTTATGTCCTTCAACACCTGCCACCCTATCACTAGAAGCACGATAACCTGCTTTCTTATAGGATTCCGTTGCATTTCCTGAGATGATGTACTCATCTGCAAATCTCTTTTGTTTTATCGTCAATTCATTCAATTTTCCATCACCACCTTTCGACAAAATAAAAAGCCACACGACGTGTGACCTTTCTGCAAGACGACTACTACCTTGCGTGTTAATTAGTAATCAATTTGAAAGTTTTCCTTTTTTTATTTTTTGTAGTCATTTAAAACCTCTAGCGGAATCAAACCGCCTAGCTTATAACTTACCTAGGATATAAGTAACTACGCAACCATGCGAGGTTCGGTCGCTTCTGCAACCATTTTTAAGTTAATGAGTGATATATGAATGCTAAGCCAACTGCCTACCCCATTCTGGGACACAAACACTCAAATGACAGCAGCTGGAATCGAACCAACTGGTCTAGCAGTAAAACGCACGTTTGGTAAAAAATTAAGGAGACCCAAACAACCTGCTAACCTGTCCTTACTGTCTAAGAGGCCGAAGCCTCAAAAATATAATAAAAGTTATAAAGGAGACATCAATGAACGAAATAGAGGGAAGGACTCGAACCCTCAATGCCCTTTACGACACCCTGATTTCAGGTACCTCTCTTTTCAATTCTTGACACTACCATTCTAACAGATTTTAGACTTCATGCGCACTCACTTTAGCTCACTTTGTCTATGATAGTCTCCTCTAATTCAGACTCAGCCTGTTTGCGTAATCTGTAATAAGTTGCCTTGCTAATTCTCAAATTGTCGCAAATATCCTCAATGTAAGTCTTAGTAATGTAAGTCATTCTAAGGACGGACCTACTTTTTGGATTTTTAAGCCTGTTGATCATTCTACCTAATTCAAGTTTTCTGTTAATGACCTCTTTAGTATCCTGCTCTATAGCCTCTTTCATCACGACAAGCTGAGTATAGACATCATCAACTTTTCTAGTCTGTCCACCTTGGACTTTGACACCTGACCATTTAGGACTTGAGAGCAAACCTGCCTCAAGCTCATTGATTTCATCTATACGGCTTTGGATGTCCATGTCAAGGTCTTGTAATTCTTTCAATAGCTCTTTAGCCTTGTTCACTCTCTATCTCCTTTTGTGATATAATAGTTTTTGCGAGAACTATTAGCTGAGACAGAGGGTGTCTTGGCTTTTTTATTTTATTCTTTATTCGTGATCACACTACCTGCACCGTTAACAGTGACCCAGCCATGTTTCTCTCTGGCTTCTGCTTCTTT